TTAATGCATACCCAAAATGAAACAAGTTTTTTTAATAGACATTGATGGCACAATATGTGAAGACATCAAGAACGAGGATTCACATCTCTATATTGCAGCAGAGCCTATTCCTGGAGCCAAAGAGATGATTGATAAATGGTTTAGAGAAGGAAATACTATCACCTTTTTTACGGCAAGAGAGGAAAAGGATCGTAGAGTTACTGAAGCCTGGCTAGGAGCCTATGGATTTAAATATCACAAGCTGATAATGGATAAGCCCAGGATCCAAGACGGTCAAGAGTACGTATGGATTGACAATCGAAAAGTTAGAGCAATAACTTATAACGGTGTATGGTCGGAACTGGTTGAAACTGACGCCAAAATAAAAGTTTTTGAGAATTAAAACCTTATTCCTCAATCAGGTATAAAATATTAAAATAAGTTCATTTAAAATATGAAACTAGTATATTCTATCACCTCTATTCTTATTCTAGCATCTTGTAGTTCAGCCAGACCTGTTATCTGTACAGATAGAAAGGAAGTAACCTTAACTTGGAAAGATTCAAAATCTGAATCTATCGATGTGTATATTGAAAATTCATTATCAATTCCTAATATTCCATGTAAAGGAGAAACCCGATTTACCATGTACGATGCTTCTCCTGGAGATTATACGTTCGTGTTTAAATCAGATGGAAAAGTGATTGAAAAGAAGAGAATTATCGTAGTCGATAAATAATAAAAATAAGTCTGGGGAGCCAAACTTACGTTTGCATCGGGTCCAAGCCCTTGAGTGTTTAAGTAACACGAAGATGTAAGCTTAATTAAAAAAACCAGAAAATTATGTACAATGCAACATGCTTTGACCCTACTGCTCACATTGCAGTAAACAGAAATCGCCTTAAAAAATACGGCGAAACAGTCTATCTAAAGAGCGGAACTCATTTTGAGATCGAGCTCTTTAATCCTAAAACAACAAAGGTCCTTGCTAAGATCTACCTCGATGGAGTTTCAATCTCCGATGCAGGAATAGTGATCAAGCCAGGACAACGAGTCTTCTTAGAGAGATGGATCGATGAACCTAAAAAGTTCTTATTTGAGACATATGAAGTTGATAAAACCTACAAGCTAGTTGCGGAAGCAATCAAACTCAATGGCCGAGTACGAGTCGAGTTTTATGATCAAGTGATTCCATCATCGGGTTTGACTGTTTTTCCAATTAACTCAACATGGACGTATGATCCTATGAGTCAACCGGTTTATGGAGGAACAACTCAAAACCAAATTTATTTTACGTCGTCGGTCGGAGGATCGAATGATATCATTGGACAGAATAGTTCAATCAATGCAAATCTAAACATGAATTTCATGGAGACAGGTCGCTCTGAAAAGGGAGAAAGATCCGACCAAGGATTCACGACCGATGATTCTTCCTTCAATGGGTGGACCTGTAATACAGTTCACTTGCAGATTTTACCAGAATCTCAAAAACCAGTAGAAGTAAAAGAGATCAGGAACTACTGCACTGATTGTGGATCTCGTCTTAAAAAATCAAGTTGGAAGTTCTGTCCATCGTGCGGAACTAAGATTTAAAACAAGGGTGGCTCCCCGGATTTTTAATCGTATAGGACAGCAAAAGGAGTCTTTTGTTCGTCTATCTTTATCTGGAGAACGTAGATTCTCCTATCTCTTTCATCAGTTAAGAATCCAGGTGAAACTGAAAACTGTCTCTTTCTTGCTTCAGACACATACGATTGGATTTGAGAATTAGCCTCTTCAGCTAATCCATAAGGATCTAATTCAAATTCAAACAGGTATTTTTCTACTTCTAATCCAAAGTTAGGCTCTCCTAGTACTTCTCCTTTTTTAGTTAAGAGAGTCATTCTTACCTGATTTACTCCGGCTTCCAGCTCATTATATACTTCAACCTGATCAGGTACAAATTGTGGATCCTGCTCTGTTCTCATGTAAAAATCTCTAACATTTCCCATATTATGCCCAAGGGTTTATATTTATTCCAAGCTCTCTTAAAGTCTTCATAGCATCCTGTTCTTCAGCAGAAAGCGGGCTCATCTGACTTTCAGTCTTGATTTTTCCTTCCTCTTTAAGCCGATCAAAATGTCTAATCAACGCAGTATCAGTTAGCACCCATCTGCCAATATCATTCCTTTTACAATATTGAGTAAGTATCCCAAGTCTTGATCTTCCCATTCCTTGTAAGAACGTTGCGTATCTTCCTCTGTGCTCAGTCGCCTGATATTTTTCTCCTAAAACATCTTCGATCATGTATTTTAAAATATCGCTATACGACCTTCCGTGATCTTCTGAAGCATATATGTATTTTAAGATTTTATATTTTAAAGTGTCTCCACTTATTCTTACTCGAGAAGGTCCAGTTAATCTAAAATCAACTGGATCGGTTTTGACCCATTTCTCTTCTGATTCTGCTATAAACTGAGTAAAAGATCTGGCTTTCATATTTATTATTTATTATTGACGATGCATCCACATCCAGTCGGTGGTATTTTCTCCTTTCATCATAGTATTAACAGCTTCCATCTCTTTTTCAGCGGTTGCAACAATGCTTTGATAATTTAAGGTGATGTCTCCAGGTAATTGATAATTAAAGGTCTGTAGCATATGAGCCAGTCTTACTTTAGCATGGGCTCTCACATATCTTTGAAACATCTCATCTTCGTATAATTTATCTCGATCTATCTTTTTAAGTATCTTCGCTACTGCGTTCACTCTAGGGGTTCTTCCTACTACTCCTAAGAGATTGGTATTTCTATTGTAGTCATATGCAATAGTATCTAAGATAAGCCCTCGGGTTAAATCTAGGAATGAAAATATTACGGTTCGATACATGATCGACTCTCCCATGAATGGTGTCAAATAGACTTCGGATCCGATGAACTTGCTCTCAGCAAAATCCCGGTCCATTGTGGCAAAGATAGAGGCGCCTTTTGCCTCTTTTAGATCAGTTACGAACTGTACGCATTCAGGCAATTGTATCTGTCTGAATTTTTTAAACTGAGGATTATCAAAGAGTTCAACTGGTAATAGAAGATATCGGGGTTCAACTGCATGTCTCCAGTTATCGTAGAAAAATCTGGAATCTATCTCCAGGATCCTCTTTAACTCTTTCTCAGGCAGCGAATAGGGAAGGGCTCCAGAAAAGGTAACCTCATCATTTATGTCCTGTATCAATTCTAACTCGGTCATCTCTTTAATTATTTTATAATTCCGCTCTGCTGAATCCCATTTTACCTAGATCCATTGAATAGCTATCCTTCTTCTCTTTATTCATCGATCTAAGAGCACGCTGATTCTTTTTATTAGAACGGTCATCGTGCTTGTTTGCACGCTCAATGCTTTCTCTTGCCCATCCTCTGATGTCTTGAACTTTCATCTTTTTCTTCCAATCGCTGTGAAAGAGTAGATTAATCGCTCTAGCAATATCTACTTCTTGAACGTTTCCAATCTTAACACTTGAATCTGAATAACGATAAGGGTTTCTTGCCCGCTTTTCATTTGCCAATTCCTGTGCGATTGCAAGTATCTGGCTGTGAATGTTTGCAACTGCTCCTCTTACCATACCTGCAAAATTAGTAGGATAGACCACCTTTTGCTCGGTCTCATTCAGAGAAAATTGATCATATGTAGATAAGTACTTCAAAATTATTCTTCTCCTTCTTCCGGTTGAGACGCTGTCACAACCTGAGGATTTCTTTTAGCTTCCTCTTCTTGTTCTTTAATTTTAACCGCATTTTCAAGGGCTATAACTTTAGTATTAAGCTCGTTCTTTCTCTGAACCAGGTCGTTCTCCATCTTATTGATCGTCGATCTTAAGAGTTTGATATCGTCCTGTTGAGTTTTAAATTGAGGATCAGATCCTCCTAAAGTTAACCCTGTGTCTTGCTCTTCAATTTTTCGGGTCTTAACTGCTTTACCTGCCTCATTGTTAAAACTCTTAAACGATTTAACGTATCCCATTTTTCTTGGTTTTTTTCTTTTTATTAAAATCTTTATATTTTAAAATAGATCTTTTTTTCTTTTTCTTCTCTTCAGGATTAGCTCCATAATATCCTCCAGACATAAACGGAGAATTGTTCCAATGTTTAGGAACAGATGATGCTCTTCCAGTATTGATCAGACTTGGAACCGGATTTGCAACGTCAGGTTCGTTTAACTGCCCTACTGGCTTTCTAACGATTGTTATTGCGCCAAATGATTCGGTCACGAACTGATCAAAATTAAATAGATTCATTAGAAATTAAAATTTTCTAAATCGTCGTCTGTTGTAGAATCAGTTGAAGCGAAATCAACCGCCGGCATTTCTGAGTCTGCAGCTGCGGCCATTGAATTAGCTGCCTGGTCTTCTGGACTAATTTGAGTTGAGCTAGTTGCGGTAGGTTCCATTGCTGTTCCAGTCGGAACGTCTGAAGCAGGTGCAACATATCCAGTTCCAGCTAAAACATCTCCCGTCACTTTAGTTAAAAGAGTTCCAAGACTTTCATAGTCAGTGCTACTCATTGAATCCATAGATTCCATCTTGTCTAAAAGATCACCAACAGTCATGCTTAGAAGTTCAGGTGGATAGTTATTCATCGTATCCTGCATCTCATATATTCTTCCAATCTTCTTAAAGTTTTTCATAATTTATGCTTTTATTTTATTTATTCTTAAAACTCAATAAATTATTCTAGTATAATAGTAAAAAATCAATAAATGGAACAAGACATTAAAAAATATCTTGATAATCTAGAAAGAGAGACCCTTGATAAATTAGAGCAGATTAAATATAATGTTTCAAGATTGCCTTATAAAGATCCAAGAGTTAGAATTTCAATCTTAAATCTGGTCAACGAGGAATTGGGAGATGTTTTATTAAATTGGGAAGATCAAAATGTTCCAGACTTTGACTTTAATGATGATTTAGACTAATGAAAAAGAGCATAATAGACTGGGACTTGCATCAAATGCTGATGTCTAAAAAGAAAACTTTCACCTTCTGTATAGGAGTAGGATTAAATCAATTTTTTCCTGAGTACGTTACTCTAGAATTTAAAAAGGCGAATCAAGTAGAGGAAATAATTTCCTATTCTGATTTTATCAGTAAATATGGAGAATTAAAATCAAAAAGAAGTAAATAATAAAAAACTTAAAATGAAAAAGATAATTATTCTTATTATTATATCTTCGATATTAATTTCCTGTAAATCTTCTAAGGCCGGATGCGATGCTTATGGATCGGTAAAGTCTCAAGAAAACCAAGTAACGGATTTTTGTATAATAAATTATGATAATAGCAGTAGATTTTGACGGAACCTGTGTGACTCATGATTTTCCTCATGTAGGAAAAGATATCGGAGCAGTTCCAGTATTAAAAGAATTAGTAGAAGCAGGCAATCAATTGATTCTGTGGACTATGAGAGACGAAAAGTATTTAGCTGCCGCTCTTAGATGGTGCTCAGAAAATGAGATTCGCCTCTATTCGTATCAAAGAAATCCAACTCAGGATCGATGGACCAGATCTCCAAAATGCTATGCTGAACTCTATATTGATGATGCTGCATTAGGATGCCCTCTGAAGATTGATCCTAAATTATCAGACCGTCCATTTGTAGATTGGGAACAAGTAAGGGAAGAACTTGTAAACATTGGAGCCCTATGACCTATGCGAATTTTATCGAACTGATGCTCACTTATAAGAAGTTAAATGAGGATCTATCTGAACTCTATAATATGGGGTTCGACCTGATGGAGGGCAAATATAAAGTATCTGAATTGACTTCTAAACTCTTTCTCAGTTCTTTTAAATCACATTATACTGAGGCTGGGATCGAATGGATCGACTGGTTTATCTGGGAAAATGATTGGGGACAACGCGACTGGTCTAAAATCAGAACTTTTGATCCTGCAACTGGCAAAATCCAGGATAGAGGGGATCTCGATCCTCTAGATAATTACGGTGCAAAGGACGAGAATGGCAATCCAATATGTTATTCTCATGAAACCCTTTGGGAACATCTTCAAGCAAACCACTTAATTAAAAATAACCTATAAATTATGGTACTAAAAAAAGGAAGCAAGGGTCCAGCTGTCGTAACCCTTCAAGAGTTTTTAAAAATCACAGCAGATGGGGATTTCGGTCCTAAAACTGAATCAGCCGTAAAAAGCTATCAGAAAAAACACGGTTTAACAGTAGATGGTGTAGTTGGTCCTAAAACATGGGCCCACATGGGAATTCTAAACACCGACAATTCAGAAAACATTGAAGTTGGAAGTGCCCTTCAGATCAATAAGCACTACATGACGCCTGGAACCTATTTCGCAGGGCCTGTTAAAAAGCAATGGATCTTCTTACATCACACTGCAGGTTGGGAAAATCCTTATCAGGTAGCTGATATGTGGGCCAGAGACAGTCGCGGTAATGTCGCTACTGAATTTATATTAGGAGGACCTTCAGTTAGAAACGGAGATACTAAATTCGACGGAGATCTGGTTCAATGTTTTCCAGAAGGAGGATACGGCTGGCACACTGGAACTGGAAACTCAGTAATGCATCGAAACTCAGTAGCAATCGAAGTCTGTAACATGGGTCAAATTGTTAATGGTAAGACCTACGTAAACAGTCCAGCAGATCCTAATCAGGTAGTAAAATTAGCAAAACCTTTCAGAGGATTCCAGTCTTGGCACCGATATTCAGACGAGCAGATCAGAGTTTTAAAGAATTGGATTCTATATTGTGCTAACAAGTACAACATCGATCCTAGAGTAGGTTTAATAGAATATGTAAGAGCTAAAGGTGCTGATGGTTTTGATGTATTGGATCTAGCTAGAGCTGAAAAAACTCCAGGAATGTATTCTCATACTAATGTTATCAGAGGTAAAGTTGACATGTTTCCTCAACAGGAGTTAATCGATATGTTATTATCAATCTAAATTATATGAAACGTCTATTATTTTTAATTGGAATGTTAGGATCCGCCTGCTTTTCTCAAAGCATAGAGACTAATATTTCACTCTCTTCGGAAAATAGAGATACTCTGTGGCTAATTAATGATGACCTGGGAAAGTCTATAGCCTTGTCATGGGAAATTGGAATGCAGAGTTCACATCCAAAACCAGTAATTATATTGGTAGATAATCTGCCTTATAGAAGAAGAAAAAAAAGGGATCATTAGATCCCTTTTTTATTTTCCCTGTCCTTTATAGAACTTGGTATAATTCTTACTTGACTTTAATTTTGAACTTTTAGACTTGGCATGAACTCCAGGTCTTTTCTTTTTGGTGCTAACTTTTATTTGGGAGGAAGTGGATCCCATTTTTACTTTTGCCATCTAATTATATTTTTTTAATTATATATATTAGATTTTAGCTAATGATTCCACGTTTTTTGGCAAAATTTACAATTCCTTTTCCTGCTTTGTCCATTGACCTACTGAACTTGGTTGTGCCCTCTTTCTCTTTTTCCTTTTCTCGTCTAGCTTTTTCCTCTTCGTATTTCTTTCCTCTTCTCTCTATCTGATAATCTACCCCTTCTAATTCAACTCCTCCAGCAGAAGATCTTTTTTCTTTATCTGACTTGATTTCAATTTCTCCAAGGTCTTTAACATCTGATTTTTCCAATCGACAGGTTTGAATTATCTTATCAATTGCATCGACTGCAGCGTCTCTAGCTTCATCATGTCCTTCAATTAAGGTATATGCCAGTTTTTTCATAGCCACTTTGGTATCGTTCCACTCTTTTAAATTATCAATATCACAAATTTTATCGTCTGAGATCTTTCCAAGATTTTGAATAAGAGTTATCACCTTCTGTTTTGCGTCCTTTTCAGTTTCAGAAGGCTTGGCTTTAGTAGCTAATAGATTTTTATACTTCGTTAATTTAGAAATCATAGCATCTTTATTTGAAATTACTACTCCATATTTGCACATTCTAAGGATTCCATCTAAACTTTTAATTATTTCAGGAAGAATAGTATCTCTCTCAGTCTGTTGCAACTTGGTGTCCTTGTCCTTTAATTTAGATTCTAAGAAATTCTTCGTTGTTTTCCAGAAATTATTGTATGCAACATCGCAAGCTAATTTATCCTCCATCCGTTCCAGCGTCATTCGTATCTTGTCCACATTTTTAAAAACATCTTGATTTTTATTTTTCAAAGCAGAGTGATCTGCGATCTGCTTAAGAAGTGACTCTCTAAACCCTTTCATTTTAGTCTGAATAAAATCAAAGTCATCCTTATCAAATGTTTCGGATTGCTCTTTAGGAGTGGATATCTTTTTTACATAGGCCGAAATTGATTTCATCCATTCCATTGAACTCTCTTTATTATATGACTTGGTCAATTTAGTACTATATGAATATGCACCCTTGTCTGACTTAGTCATTTCCATTATTTTAACGGTTGGATATGAAGTGACGCTTAATTGCTTAGCAATATTTGAGTATTCGCTCTTATTCGCTAAATCCTTTTCAATCTCAGGATTTAGTGGTACCGTTGCCATATATAGAACCATATTTTGAGCTGCCCAATTTTTAAATTCAGAGGTCTCAAAAACATTGGTTTCCAGCTCTTTACATGTTGGACAGTTTTGATGCTCTCCTCTGGTAAAATACATTAAGACCATTGTCTTTTGAGATTCTTCAAGCTTCGCTTTAACATTTGCGATGCTGTCTTGCCACATCCCTTTTAATATAGTAGGAGTGTATTTAGTAAGAGGCTGATCCTCTTTTCCTCCTGTGTCCTTTGAATACTCTTCACCGTATTGAGTCCAGGCAGATGCAGTTTTTCCGCCTGCAGTCATTACCCCGTCAACTCCGTCCCCTTTAGGTCCGCTTTTCCCTAGTATTGTTGTATCTTTTTTAGTGTAGACTACCCAGGTTTGAAACGCCGTGATTTCGGCTGCAGTCTTGGGAGGATTTGCACTCTCGTAAACTGAATCAAATCCTGATTTTTTGGATTCATTTACTGATCTCCATTTATTGAAATTTAAAATAGGTCCTGGCATGCTTTGGATTAATATATAGGATTATTTATCTCTCTAATTGTTCAGAATCTACCAATTCTAAGCATAAATTCCAGAGTAGCCAGATAATTTTTAATGAAACCACTCCTAAAATTAGGTATCTAATTGTTTCATTGAACCAAATCATCCAGACCATTCCTAAAATGACAGAGATCATAAACATCATTAAGGTTGCGGCTTTTAAAATCTTCATCCTTTAAATTTTTTATTAAAGTGATCCCAAACCTCTTCTTCAGTCCAGTACCAATGCATTCGGGATTGAGCTATGCCTGTAGTAATCTTCCAAATATTAGAGCATCTTAAACTAAAAGTTGATCCTAACTCAGATCCATTCTTTGAAAGGAGAAATTTTAAAAACCAAAAGGGCCTCATCAGATACCATCTGTATCTGATCATCTTGATCCATCTACTTGATTCTTGAAATCTCTTCATATACAAATATACTCTAAAAGTTTAAGCCAACTGATCTAGTCCAGAAAAACCTTGAGTTTTAGATCTTTCACGTTTAGCGTACTCTTCTGGAAACTTTTCTCTGGCTGGCATGTCCGCATACACTGGAATGAAGTACCTGTGGAAGTTAATCAATCCTCCGGTCCAACCTCTTCCATAAGTTGCAGCATTTTTATAAGAAAGATAAAGTTTTACTTGTTCAACCAGCATGATCTCAGTTACTATCTTATCCCCTACTTTTTGAATCGCATCATCCATCCCAGAATATCCTAGCTCAGAAAGAGTGTTTAAAGTATTAGCGATAGTATTTTCTCCATGTACGACTGATCCCCAGAATCCAGTTCCCATGCAATGATTCACCATCGCACTTACAGTTTCTCTGCCTTTATCCTTTATCATCGTGTTATAGAATGTAAGTTCGTATACCTGTTTAGCGTTTTCGTCCTTCATTTCAAAAAATCCTTTGGCTACTTCTAGCGGATTGCTGATTCCCATAGCAGCAGCTGCTGTCTTCCAGGTTGGCCATATAACTCCTCTTGATGTGTGCCATTTACTAGATTTACTGGTTCCATTTACTGTGCTAACACTGTTTTGTAAATGAGGATTAATGCTCAGTTGATACGACATCCCGTTATAGGTTAACTTTCCAGTCTTAGCATCAAATTCATAAGGACAAGCAAGAGCGGCAGGTCCAGTGTCCCGAGGATCATCTGATAGCCCTCCCTCTTTGATGCTATTAAATTTATACATGTCGTCTAGAATATCTCCGGTTAAGGCCAATTTAAAGTCTCTGCCTCCGCCTTCAGACCACTGTTGTTCATAGTAGGGACGCATTAATCCGGTATCAATATAATCTTTTAACTCGGGCTTTTTAGCCTGTAATACCTGATCCCTCTCAGTTATTAAACTTTTATTAAAACCAGGCGCCAAAACCTCTTCTCGATTTACCCAGCTTTTAGCAAAGGTATTCATCGACTCAGCATTTGAAAAATCTATCTGATCCAATCCGCATAGAGCCATTAGAGCTGCTTCCGTTTCCCCATTAAAATAACAAGTGACTCCGTCTCCAAGCGGTCCTGCTTCCGATTTTAGAACCCCAAGCTTCTTTAAAAGGGTTTGAAGGTGGGCGTTACCTCTTAGGTTAATCACATTTTTACCTAGATTAAATCCACCTGCTGCTTCTTTAAGATCTTTGATGACCCTATTTGATCGGATCTGTTCATCATCTTGTACTGCTTTATTCATCAAATTCTTTCCTTGATCCTGTGCCCATTTATTAAGTTCAGCTCGAGATTTTTCTTCAGGGGACATCTTATCGACTGGAGATTGAGATGTCGGCAGAATTACATTTTCACCTGGATCCCCTTCAGCTTCGTTTAATTTAAACCAGTGTTTGAAATTTAAAATGTGAGACATGAAATGGTTTTTTATTA